ACAATTTCTTCACCAAGATAACCAGCAAAATTACCTTCTCCACCTAAAATAGAATTACTAATTTTTCCTAAATTTTTGGCTTTTTTCTTAGCATTTGATACCATTTCTTTTGTAAATGGTGCTTCAATAATATTATCAATCATATTCATCACATATTGATTCAGAATATGGAGTTAATTTATTATAATCTTCTTCAATACCTGTTTCAGAGCCAACTTCTGTTTGTCCATCTTGGACTGGAATCCTTTTTTGTCCAATGTCCTTAGATTCCATTTCATCTTCAATGTCTCTGATAAGATCAGAACACCTATCTAATTCTTCGATATCATTATCATTTATATAAAGATTAGCCCGATGATTACTTAATGCTGTCATAAGCATTTCTGTCTGTTCTCTAGTTAAGTTCAATATCTTCCTCCTTTTGCTAGCTTTCGTAGCACATATTCTTTTGTTTCGTCTTCTAAATTTTCTACCCATTTCATAAGATATTCAAATTCATCTTCCTCTAATGGGCCTTTTCTGGTGTTACATGATTTGCAAATTAATTGTAGATTATCAATGATGGAATCTCCACCTTTTGAAAGTGGGACAATATGATCACATACCATATTTCTTAATGTCATCTTTCTTTTACAATATTTGCAGCCGTCACCATAGTTAACATAAAACATTTCACGAAGATCATCCATTTCAATCATAAATATTACATTTGAATCTTCTGATCGTTTTTTAAGGGAGGATTTGAGACTTTGCATCTTTCTTTGTAGCTTTGTGTAAGCAATCTTCCAATAAGTACGATGATGAGGTTCTAATACCTCTTTAAATGCTTTCTTATCATATTTCATAATTATAAGGGCTCAGCGTTTTTTGCATTACTTCGCTTGTTAAAAGGCTTATGATACATCGCCGGGCGTGTAAGAGGTCTTTGTCCTCCCCCTTTCAATCAACTGAGCCCTATATAATTTATGAACAAAAGAATGCATTATACAACCATTATGTACGCTTTACTCTTTTGACTCGAGAGATATTGATACCTTCAGGCATATCATCACCAGCTTTATGAGCTGATATTGCTGCCTTTCTAGCTTTCACTTTATCTAGTTTCTCAGTAAAATGAACTTTCTTAAAATCATCTGATACTGCATGTGGATCAACTTCTACTCCACCATAGGTTTCATAGAGTTTGTATCTTGCAGTATTAGTTTCATAAACACCATCATCATTGCCAATTTCTAGAATAACAGCAGGAAGAAGCGTTTTATTAAAGTAATCCATAGTCTTTTCAAGGCCTCTACGACGAGATTTTAATCTATCAATCTCTTCTTTCAAAGCCTCTACCTCAGCATCAATGAGATGTTCTCTCTTGCTAAGCTCAACCATAAAATAATCAACGTTATCGAGTTTGTTTCTTACTTGCCGATGAAGTGTCATACGATGTTCTTCAAGCTTTTTCAAACTATCCATATCAAGATCGGGTAACTGTCCAAGCCACTCGATTTCTTGATTAACATCGATAAGTTCACCAACTAGTTCTTTTGTAGTAGCCATTTATACTCCTCTTTCATCTACCATTTGGAATTTACCATTACCACCATTGAAGATATTCTTCTTTTTTAATCTGAATGATGGTTGCCATTCGAGTTCTACATCAAATAGATCACCATCACTGTTCTTAAATAAAGATACCTTTTTCTCTGGGTCATCTGACTTACCAGTGATTCCAAGTACTTTTCTAGATGCATTTTCAATTGCTCCACTTCCTTTTGCAGCATACAAATCCATAGTTTGACTTCTGGAATATTCTCTGCTTACCTGTGAAATTTGGATAATTATTATATCTTCGTTCACAGCCATATTGGAAAATGAATGACTAATATAATTTAATTTCTCATATTCTCCTCTTACATTGTAGGGAACATCAATTAAATCTATATAGTCCACGACTACACATTTAGGTTGAAATTTTCTTATCTTTTCTTGTACCTGTTGTACGCTAGGACTAATAGACTGAATTGCTATATGACTTAAGTCATCTTTATGATGCTGATAAAGTTCTTTATAGTTTTTAATTACATTGTCTTTACTCCCACCTGATACAATTTGTAAATTTCTTCGATGCATTACAAATCCAGATAGTTCTAATGATAAGAACAGTGTTGGAATTTGCAGCTCACTCTCTATTATGTCGAGGTTTGCATTATATCCTAACACTATGTTTTGTGCTAACGCTGTTTTGTTAGCCCCTGTCGAACCGAATATAGTGACTAATTCACCGGGGTATATAGTCGCATCTGTCATATATACGCCTAACTGCCTAGCTAGGTCTATAGTTCTGCCCGTAAAATCGGTTTCTAGCCTTGCAGCTAAGTCCGATTGTAAATCTTCACTATTCTTTATGTCTACAAGATAGTCTTTTCTTTTATAGTAAATACAATTTGGTTTACAATATTTCATCATTAGTTCATCTTGACAACCATATTTGTATCCACCACGATAAGTATCTTCTACCTTCTTTAAAACTAAATCTTCCCTTAGTTGATTATTATTCCATTCAAGAAGTGATGCTTTTGTTGCAACACTTGGTATACCATGTCTGAAGAAATGGGATGCTATTCGCATCATAGTATTATTTCTTGATCCCTTTTCTGGGCCAAGTGAATACATCTTCTGTACGCATGGTACAATATTCTTAGGTTCTACGCTTGATTCCATTGTTCTAATCTTTGGAACAGTCATAGCGATCTTATCTTCTAATTCTCCATCACCCCAGATATTTTCAACAAAATAATGTCTACGACTCGTAGCCATTCTATGTATATCTTCAAATGATAGATTTTGTATTTCAGAATATGAAAGTGGAATTTTATATAGAGATGATTTTTGGTTTAGAGTGTCTCTGCACCTGTAGATCGAAGTTCTGTTATAGACTGCTAAATCTATTTCACTGAATAAATTGTTCATAGTTTCTTTAACAATAAATGGTAAGTCTTTATTTCCTGACGGAAAATTAAATACTTCCCCACTTATCATTATATGATATCCAGTACCACTAAAGAAAACTTGATAAGATTCTGGGGATACATTCAGCTCTTCTAATTCAAATAATACACCTTTTGTTTTATTTAGTGTATGTTGATCTGAATCTTGTCCTTTATCTATATCAATTAATACATTTTTTATGTATCTTTTACCAATAAAATCTTTAAGAGTTTTTCTTATCTTAAAATATTCTTTGGCCTCTTCATCATATAGATATAAGCTTTTATATACAGCATTATTCTCACCATGTTCAATAATAACATCTATAACTTGTTCTTCAGGAATAAGAAGCCCTCTATTACGAGGGCTCCCTATTGCTACTTCGTTAAAGAATGACACTAAAAAGAAGTTTGTGTTCCACCAGAAGCAGTGGTACTTCTAGGTGATACACTATTAACAACTTTCTCATTTGCGTCGTGCTCAACAATATACTTTTTAGCCTTCATGAAGTTAATATAACTTTCAAGATCAGTCCGACCTTTTTCGTCATTTTTAACTACCTTAGGGCATACGGTTGGGTAAGCTCTTTTTGCCTTATCATCCCATTTGCTGTAAACAAAAATATAATAAGGTGTATCATGGTTGTCTATTCCATAATTGGCTTGTGTAAAATGAGCATTTAATGTTAGTGCGACATCGTCTTCTAAGACATTATCATCACCATCAACCCATTCTCCTTTGGTATTTATACCACCGTCCCATCCGAGAGCATCTGTTAAGTAGAGTATCTTTTTTAACAAGCTACTATCACCAGAAATAGTCCCATCTGATTCATAATCAAAACTTCCCAATAAATTATATTTAGTAGGAAATTGACTATTCTCATTCCTGAAATGTACCTCTATGTACACATCCAGATTTTCATATTGATCTGATTTATTAACAAAATCAGTTAAAGCAACATCTTGGAATCCTAACCAAGGGCTTTTACCTGAATTTGTTCTTTTAGCTTCGTAAGAACCTCTATACGGCATACGCTACTCCTTTTCTTTGAATTTAAGGATTTCGTTCATTACACTATCGTAATCGAAATCAAGAACTTTTTGGGCAAGCGGTTTCAATCTGCTGCCCACAGCTCTTTCATCATAAGATTGGAAAGAAATATAGAACTTTCCATCTTCTTTACTTGCGGTAGTGTATCCAATTACATCTGCTGAAGCAGTTACTCCAATTGCCAGACCTCCCGGCAGTTGTGGCCCCAGTTGACTCTTGCCGTCTGTGACTGATGTTGGTTTTGCATGACTTACTAGAACAAGATTCTTATTTAAAGATTTGCACAGCCGTTGAAATTTCCTGATTATATCAAGATTTTTCTTTCTAGCTTGTGCCCAGTCTTGTCCCCATGAGCTTGCATCACCCATTGCTACTTGACCTCTTTCATCACATACTTCGTCTTCTATCCATCTATTTATGTGATCAAGAGTATCAATAGCAATTGTATCATAAGGAAGCTTTTTCAAGTTTTCCTTAAGCCAGTAATATACCTCTACCATGGAATATACTTCCATTGGTTCACCTACACTATCACCAGTTCTGTGATAATGATCTCTTTCGTCATTAGGAATAACTTCTGTCAAAGGGGTTCCCTTTTCAACAATTTGTTTTCCTTCAAACATTTGAGGTCTAGTAGGTGTATTTAGGCATGTTACTGTAACTGTATTTGCTTTATCAACAAAATCTGAGCCTAAGTCTGTATCTATTAAGAGACATCCGTCTGCTCCATTTTTACTCCATTGACTAGCTTGTGTTGATTTACCCGTTTTGGGTTGACCGATAAAATACCAAGTCAACCCATTGGGCAACACTTTCCAATCAGTAGATATTTTCCTAACTTTAATATCCATATACCATCCTATGTATTAATTATTAACTGTTCAGTTCGCATTTTTAATGGCATTAAGCCTATCCAAATGTACAAGTAATAAGGTCTTTTTGCAACTACATTAAAGACTTGGTCAACACCAAAACCTCCAACTATAGCTGCAGTAAAGATAGTATGCTTCATTGTACAAGGCTCTTCTGCTATCTCATTTGTAGGTAACCAACTATCAAGATACTTATCAAATTTCTTAGTAGCTGTTACAATTTCCATAGCCATAGCACCCATACGCAAATCTATAAAGAACTGTCTATTAGGTTGTTCTAACCATTTATTATAGGCAATTAATCTACCCTCCATATTGTCTAAACAAACAATCATTTTAGGGAACGTAGGACTATCTTCATCATAGAGTTCATCTTTACAGTCAATACTCTGTGTATCATCCATATATGAGTATCCTATAGCATTCGCAGCAGTAGACTTATATCTACCACTAAAGGCTTGAGGATATAATGTGGTTGATAAATTATGCTCTTCAAGAGTATCATGATCATAACCTATTATTTTCCTAAAACCCATAATGGACAACAGAGGTACCAGCTGTGAACCGATACCTCCTAATCCAACTAAACCAATTTGATCTAGTTTTTTCTGTGGGATTAAATCCTTATTTCTTAGAAACCTATTTTGATTGGTCATACAAGATAACCAGTTTGATAGGGATCATAAGGATATAATAACTTCATTGCAGTTAACGCATCAATACCAAGTTTACATAATTTATTTTCTGCATCAATATCAGTTAACTTACCTTGAAAGTGTAATTCAACAATAGTATCTATCTTTTGTTGTTGTACACTGGTAACTTTACTATCTTGAAACAGTCTTGTCTGATTATGATTAGATTGATGTTGATTAATCCAATTATTCTGACCATTGTAAACTTGAGTACCTGCATATGTTTTAATTTGAGTAGATACTGGAACTTTATTATCCTCAATCTCTTTTGCTATCAATTCCCATTCTTCTAGAATTTTGATATTATTTTGGATATCTATATCACTCTCATCTATTAGAACACAATGAGAAGCTTTATATTGATCTTTATATCCAAATCCAAAAGCTTCAGTAGCTTTACCTGAACTTGCCACTACTAAACTACCATAGAATCCTTCATTTGGTGCCATATCTTCTATAGTACTTTGATCTGTACTAGATAAGAAAGCTCCCATAGTATTATGGCTATGAATTAGTCCAATATTAGCTTTTTTAGTAGCTGGACACTCCGTGAATGTTTTCTTTAGAATTTTAGCCATATCATCTGATTCAAACTCAGTTGATGCAGCACTACCTAAATTCAAAGGATGGAAATGTATTATTTTCCACTCTTTAGGATATCCATCTTCATCAGTCTTAACCTTGTACCAAGCAGGGCCAGACCACTCTAATTTCTTGAACTTAGTCAAAAAATAGAGGTATTTGTTGTGTATTTTCTTCGGTATTATTAGTTTGCACATTTTTCTCTAACCTCCTTAGGTTCATTCTGTAATGGAATGCTAAGCATTCACGTTCAATATGTAGCAATTTTTCTTTTAACTTATGATATGCTACCACTAGTTCTTTCATATCTTTAGGAACACGTTGGTCTACAAATAGATTGATAATATTATTTATACGTTTACTATCATATGTTGCACCAATATCTCTCCAAAAGAGACCCTTATCTATTACTGGTATTCTATCTGTAACATTATCTACAGTACTTAGATAAACTTCTTCATCCATTAGTTCATAATGAAAATGTTCTTGCACAAGATCATTCATAGCATTATTAAAATCTATTTTATTTAATATTCTTTGGTATCTTGTTCTTAAACATCGTCTTACTCTTAATCTTCTGTTATGTAGTTTTCTTTCAATTGGTTCTTTTAAACTTTTAGCAGTAATAGTACCACTATAAGGTTGAGCTCTGTGAACTAATCTTTTAATATTTGATTCAGTATAGTTATCACAGAAATTTTGTAATGCTACATCATGAAAATGATAATACTTACCCCAAAGTTTAATAAACCAAGGAACTATATCATCCTCTCTTATCAAAGTTCTATAAGAACTAATATCAGATGTAGAAAACCAAGCAGCATTTATAGTTTCTGACATACATGCTAAGATTCCTTTCATCTTTGTATAATTAGTCCAACTTTGTCCAGTATCATCAAAATGAGTCAGAACTCTTTGAAAACTAAATGAGTAATTATTCTGTTCAAACTCTCCATCATTATTAATTTCAAGAATAATATGGTTCATATTATTTCTGAATCTATGATTTCCACTAATAGTCCATGATTTATGATGATCACTATTTATATTAGCACCAGCTTCAAGACATGCTTCAGCTATTTCATTAGATATAGAGAGTCCATTATTTCTTATGTTGTCTCTATTAAATATCAACTCTTCAGCTAATATCATCTCAGACTTTATTTGTACTAAGAAATTTATAGCATCTTCAATATTTTCATATTTTATTAAAGGAAGCCAACTTCTAATAAATTCTATACAGACTTCTTCTGGTATATCTCTTCGTAAGACTCTATTTTTCAGATTTTTGATTCTACCAATAGTAATCTCTTCATTGCCAAGTTCTGTCTTTATTTGACGCCTATTAATATTCCAGTATGCTGATCTACCATTCCAAGTATTTAAGAATTGGTTACAAGTCATAAGAAACATTAAGAAGTTGCCCAGTCGCCACAATTTCACATAATCAGGGCCAAATGCACCTGTACAAGGATTATGTCCCGAGATATGTGGATGCCAACATTCTACTGCTTGGCGAAAATTGAAAGAAGGCTTATCACCTTTTTCTATAACTGAATTGAAATAAGATATCATAGGATGTTGACCATAAGAATATGTCAACTTCATGTATACCTTTTCAAGGTATGTTATTCTACGACCTCTTAGTTTGGGTATTCCCATATAAAATACTAAAGCTCTATCATCATTTCCCTCTGGATCATTTTTGTACCCATCTATGGCAACAACGCCATATTTTTTATTAGGGTCTTTAATCTTGTTCCAAATCATATCATAATATTTGTCTAAATTTTCATAGATTTCAGTCTGTTCATCTATTTTAAACATTTTATTAATTAATTTAAGAATTCTTTCTTTGTATCCCACAGAAGTATGCTCAATTGGCATATCATTTATGTCTACAACAGGTGATAAGGCTTTTGGTAATGCATTGTATACTTTTGTCATTACTCTATCTCCTATTATTATTTAAGTTATTAAATTCACTTAAAGTGGCAGAAGCTGGCTTTATACTATAAATAGTACTCCACCAGCTTACTGCTGTCTCAGACGATTAGCATCCAGAGGATACTTTACTTCGCTGAAATGATACAATATCATCGTCAGCTAGGTGTTTTGAGGTTTTAACCTCATCATCATCGACATACACTTTTACCCCAGTTAATGAAATATCCATAATCCTAGCTAATTCAGCTGGAGTATTTCCTTCCATTTCTCTGGGCATACCACCGTTGTGATATGAAACTACTGTGACGTTAGCCATGGTAGCACCTCCTTAATTAAGGTTTAGGTTGATCAATTAAAAGTGTCACTCTTTAACATTGTACACGTTTCTTATTTTATTTGAAACTCTGCACACCACTCGGATCATTATTACATACGTATGCAACTATGTTTTTTTTTAGGTCTACCGGGTTTCCGTTTAACAGGAATTTGCTTTGACCAGTAATATACTTGTCCTCTAAGTCTCTTCATTTGATATCTGAGTCTCCTTAGGGGTAAAATATAATACAAGGACATAAGAATTACGCCTGTTGCGAATCCACCGAGTAATATAACTACTTCAAATATAGTCATTTTTTCTCCTTTTCAAGTATTACTTTAACTAATTGTCTTATCTTAGCTAAAGCTCTTTGTTTAAAAGGCTCGTCAAAAGGTGCTTTAATATCCCATACTATCAGTTCCTGATCTCTTTTGACGGACTTATCTGGAATAAAGTAAGCAAATACATAGCCATCGCCATCTCCTTTACTTACCCTTCCTTCAAAGCTTGTTTTCTTTAGATGATTCGTTTCATAGAATGCATCTACTTTTGGGTCATCTTCATCCATCTGTATTGACATACTCATACAATAGGGCTGTTGCCCTGCCCATTTCTCATGGCTTTTTGCCACCTGATACTATTGTATCTATCTCTCAACTCGTTATATCTGGTATGTCCTGCTCCACCTTCTTTTAATTTACCATCATCGATGAGACTTTTATAAAAATTTATAATTCTCAAGAGTCTTCTTTGTGCGATTCCTTCTGGTTGATTCATCTTCTTCCTTTCTTTAATTTAATTATATCTTCGTGTTGTTTTTCTATAATCTTATTTAATCTTAGAATTTCTTTGTCTTTTCCATAAAATTTTTTAAACCATTGATTAATACGATTACGTTCTTTTCTGTTTTTATGAGAACAATAAGACTGTGTAACATATATTATCTCTTTATTATTAGAGTCTTTAATAGATATAACATTTTTACTAATTTTTTTAATTGTCATTTGTTTTCCTTTTTAATTAATGAGCCGTGCAAGTTTCTAAAACTCTGTGTAGCTTTCGCTTCCCTTTAACACGGCTCTTTTCGATGAAATTCTGCGAAGTGGTTGCCATACCAAGTATCACTTTTTTAAAGAGTCAGCCTGTTGACCTGTTGTCTTTTTAACCAACGACATACTCTTTCCCCTTCGCTTTGGGCTTGGGGGGTTAACATTTGTTATCTTTTTAAGTAATTCTTTCTTCGCATTCATTTCAGTTTGAATAAGTTGTATTGCTGCGTCTTCTTTTGCTTGCTTTATCTGCGTTTCTATCCAGCATTCAATAGAGTTTTCAATTGACTCAATACTACCATCTGTAATATCCATCAGTCCGTAAATCCTTTTTTGAACCAATATTCACGATTTTTAGTATCATTAGGTGATTCTGCCTCATTTTCAGTAAAATGAGCATCAATAGCATCTTGAATTGATATTTTTGGGGCTGTTTTCTTTAATACCTCTGTCCAAGAAGTATTTAAAAACTTAAGTAAGATTTTATTCTTTGCCTCAAGAGCATCAATTCTCATATCAGTCTTTATCATAAAATTTATTGTATTGTCTTCATCTATACGATGAGCTTCATCAAGACAATTCATTCTATAATCTAACTTATTCATTTTGTCGCATATCTCATGTATTTTATGGGCTGTCATTACGACAAATATGCCCATTAATGATACGAGTAATACGAATGAGTAAAATACTGGGCTACTCATAATTTGCCCTCCTTTTGATCATTTCTGAATACTATTTTACAAGTATCCAATGTTAATACAGTATGTTTACCTCTTTGATAAGTACCTACATACTTATCTGGGTACTTATTGATTATCTCTTTAATAGAGATTTCTTGCAATCTATATCGATTGTCTTTGTTATGATTTTTCTTTGTAGTCATTA